CAAATCTACCACTTAAATCAGTAGCATAAGTATATATAGTATTCATTGATAAATCATGAGCATTCCATGAAGCATCAAATCTACCACTTAAATCAGTAGCAAAAGTATATATAGTATTCATTGATAAATCATGAGCATTCCATGAAACATCTAAATATGATCTATTTACAACATGAGTACTTGACGTAGGATTGTATAATAAAGACATATATTTGGATACAAAATTAGTAGCAGATAAATCAGTAAATGCACCTTGTCCAGATGAATCATAACCGATAGTTACATTATCAACTGTGCCTGCATTAATATCTGCTGTTGTAGCGACTAATGAAGCGAAGGTTGCGCCAGACAAATCGGCCTTTAAATTCTGTATGTTAGTTATCACTACTTGTAAATTATTAATCTGACCACTTTGAGCATCAATAGTGGTACTACCAATATTACCAGTAAGATTTAAATTACCGTGTATAAATACATTACCACTTATATCCATATCACCGTCATTAAAAGTTTGATACACATATTTTACTTCATCAACTTCAAGTAAGGGTGCTTTTATTTTCCCTGTAACCTCTAGATCACCGCCTAATTTTGATCCATTATAAGTAATGGTTGAAGTGATATTTGACATATTATTTGGGTCACTAAAATTAGCACCACCAGCGATTACCAAATCTTTATTATTCTTTGTTTTAACATAAATATTATCATTAAATATATTATGTGTAAAACTAATATTATATTTACCGATACCAAGTATAGTACTGTTACCTGATTTAGTAATTATCTTAGATGTCTTATCAATACTATCTTTTAAATTTAGCACATTATTGATAAGAGCTAGAATATCATTCTCAAGATTACTAGTTCTATTAAATAAGATACTTATAAAAGCTTCGTGAGTTTCATCTTTCTTTATTTGCCATTTACTAATATCTTGCATATCTTTGATATCTTTATTTAAATCATTATTTAAATCATATATTGTAGAAGACAGCTTAATATTATGAGTTTTTAATTCTTCAAAAGTCATCTTTGAATTAGTTGTTATTTCAGCAACTATTTGTTTTAATTTTACTAGAGATTCTTTCACAGGTTCAGGAATATGTACATATTCGTCATCTTCTTTTTTATACAGAAAGGTCTCCATTTCTTCTATCTTTTCTAAAATTTCTATATATTTTTCTTTTAATACATTATTATCAGAATTATCATTAAGATTATTCATATAAATATTAATAATATAATTTAAAATAGAAGGTAGGTAAAATTATCAGCTTTAATTTAAATTCTAGATTATTATAATGAACAATCAACTTGAAATGAATGATATCATCGCCGATTTTAATAATGATAAAAATATATCTTCGTATTCCATGTCATCTGATGACGAATTAGAATTATCCTCGAATACCGAAGATAATAGTACAAGTCTTGGTAAGACTAGAGATGATGAATTTCTTTTTTATAATAATGAAAATAGTAATTCTGATTGTCACAATGATTCTAGTTCCGATATAGACAGTAGTACAATAGAAAAATCTTTTTTCACATCCACTGAATTATCTTCTAGAAAAGACGATATTATTAAATTATTCTACATGTTTGATGTAGTTATATTCACGGATGATTATAGAATTAATATAGTATCCAAATCTAATTGTTATTGGTGGTTATCGTCAAAATCAAAAAAACTTATTAATACCGATGAGTTTCCAGGAATATTATTTTTATCTTTTAATTCAGTAAACCTTGTTAAAAAGATAATTAGCAAACATAATACAGTATTACTTAATAGTGATTCTGAATCATGTCATAATAAGTATAAATATCAAATATGTTTTGATGAAGGTGATATTTACAAAAATATGGTATATAAAAAAATACAAATACAAAACAAATTACTTTTCGTACCTATGAGTAAATATCAATTAAAATTGACAGAATATCGTTTAAGAGGATTTTGTCAAATTATGGAAGAATTAGGTGCTATAGAGATTGAAATTGAATTTAATCATGGAAAATTAGAAGGAAAAAATAAGAATATTGAAATAAAATCATCTGATTACACTTATATTGCGGGTACTCTAGGGTTCTCTGCTTCAAATAAGGAATCAGAAAATGAGGGAATAACGTATAAATTAATTTATCCAAAACATAATACTTTCATACTGAATTCTAAAGTCATAAATAAAAAGATAACAACTGGTAAATATATAATTAGTAAAAAGAATTTTGATTCAAATTTAGAATTACAATATATTATAGATTCTAGATGTAGACATTTTATTACTAATTACTCCACAGTATTTACTTTAGATAATTCAGTTTCTTATGATTATAAATTAATGAGTAAATTAGAAGCAAGTAATTTTAATCTTGGATTTGAAACTAGCAATGAAGTAATAAAGAATTTAAAATTATCTATTAATACAAAGGTTAAATTTTGCGATCAAAAGGATTCTTATGCAAATTTACTTGGTGATAATGTTAGTTGGGATTCAATTGGTTTTAATTATTTATTAGGTACGTTAAGAGAAGAAACTTTTAAAGAAGAAGGTATATTTAAATTAATATTTTTTATTCACAAGTATATTGATAAGGTTATTTATAAGAAAAATAAGGAATATTATTATATTATTAAAAAAATTTACAAAACCATAAATAAGGAGTTTAGTTTCACTGATTATAGAGATTTATTATTATCTCATTTCACTATTACTAGTCATTGGCTACATCTTTTAAATTTTATTGATATCTTGGTTTTTAAAAGTGTATCTTATGATAAATTAGGATTCTTAATATTAATGTCACAAACAGACTTGCCACCATTTAAAAAACATCAAAAAATAATTAATTTTATTAGACATGTGTCAACCCAAGAATCATCCGAAGATCAATTTTGGGAAATGTTAGAGCCAAATAATTATTATTTGGCAATAAACAAATTGGATAACGAATATGATATTTTAGAAAAGTTTAATTGGTTTAATCTAAAAAAGCTTATTTATGATTTGAAGAAATATAAACCTAATAATTCATTGGATGTAAATAATGAATTGAGTTATAGAGATTTATATCAAAATTTTATTTTAGGTCATAATATTTCTCAATTTGAGAAAAATATTAAACCATATTTAATCAAATTTATTAATAACAATTTTACTGAAAGAATAAAACAAATAGAACCTCAATTATCAGGTCTTATTTTCGAAGTTATAAAAAGTAGACAAATTGTTTATTATAACATTAATACAGAAGAAAAATTAAAAGATTTAGTAGAAACAAAAATGTCACAGATCGAAGAAGGTTTTGTATTTTTTACCGATATATATGATTTAGTACAAGATCATAATAGAGATGAAATCGCTGATCCTAGTAGCAATTTATATAAAAAGTTAGTTCCTATGATTCAATCTCATACATTTAAGAACAAATATCCATATATTTATAGAAAATTAACATATATCTTAATTAACTTTGATGATATTTATAAATTAGTAAATTTTTGTAGCAAATCATCAATGTTTAATAATATGAAAAGTTTTTGTCTATCAATTGTAAGAAAAGCATTATTATATGATTATAAATTTAATATTAATAACATAGAATTAAATAAACTAGGATTTAATATATTATTACTTCATATTAAAAATACAAGTGAAACTACCCCAGAATTACTCAAGGTTAAATTTTTTATTAAATTGGCAAATTTTATTATTAAAGAAAAGACTCTTCGGTTAAATGATAATATTTTACAACAAGTTGATCTGGATGAAGAAATAACCAAATCTATTATCAATTGTCATGATTTTGATACTATTGTAGATATAACATGCAATCATCTAAATAGTAAATATAATTTAAATATCGAAACTGAATTTTATCGTTTAATGAAAAATTAGGTCTGTCATATAACAAGTATCATATAATGAAAACCATATTTCTAACTACGTTAGAAAAAAAAATTAATATAAGTTTTTATATATGTCCAAATTAGATAGTACAGATACATATTTAAATTTAAATGCTAATCAATTTAATACATGGATTAAAGAATTTGAAGTTAAGTATCAGGAAATAGAAAATAATACTAAGGTAAAAAATAATTTAGAAATTTTTAATAATTCAATTAATAATTCTGATGAGTATAATTCACACGAGTTTGAATCAGACGAATCTGAGGAAATTGATTCTGAGGAAATTGATTCTGACGATGAATCATCAAACGTTTTTATTGTAGACCAAAAAGCATCAAATACCAGTTCTACTAAGGGTAGTAGATTATTATATAATAAAAGTGTTACTCTATTAAAAAAAAGTATAATATCTGATACACCAATTTCAACTAATAAAAATTTAATATCAAGTGAATCCAGTTCTATAGAAAAAAAACCACCTAAAAATAAAAAAAAGTTAACATCAAATGAATCTAGTTTAATAGAAAAGACACTAATGATTAATAAAAAGAATAGACATGGATATAATACAGAACAACCAGATACAGAATCTAAAATAGATGAGATTCTCAGTTTAAAACAACTTAATAACATGATCCCTGTCTTTAGTAATCGAAGTAGTAAAATAAGTACACGTGTAGTAAAAACCAATGTAGAAGTTGAAGATGTAAAAATAAGTACTAATAATCAAAAAAAATTAGGTGATCACGCATTATACAAGTTTATTCTTAACAGACGAAGATAATATTTTAACAATTTGAAATTATTTTGTTAAATTATTATTTTATATAATTTATCAAGTGATATTTTAGATAATCCTTAAAAGTAGGATAATAATCTCTCAAGTCATACCAATTAATATTATATTCTTTAATAAATTTTCTAATAAGATTATAAACTAGTTTATATCCTGTATCTGATGATATTTTCTTAACATATTTTTTTAAATTTGAAAATTCTGGATAACTTGAACTCCATTTAATAACTTTCTTATGAAAAAATGTTGTTACTGACTTTCTTAGATTTTCATCTTTATTAACATCAATATATTCAAAGTATGTGCCGATTACTGGCGGTGGAGGATAGTACTTTTTAATTCTAGGTGTTAAATTATTTTGATCCATATTTCTTATTGAGATAATTTTTAAAATCATATATTAAATTAAATTCAAATTTATCATTATCTATCTTTTTAATCCAATAATCTATATAGTCTTCTAACTGACTATCAATATTTTTTTCTTTAATATTTTTATCATGTTTTAACATTATTTTCTTTATAATTGTTACTAATGCAGTATTAAATAATTTTAAATCAATGATATTTGTTTTAATCCAAATATTTAAAATTCTATTTATATTACTAAATGGTTTATTATCTAAATTATGATCTACCCATTCAGATAAATCTTGAATATTATCTATTTTATAGATGGATAATATAGTACTATTATCAATTATTATACTAGGTGTAAGCATTTGTTGATATATTATAGAAGAATCTAACTGATCTTTTTGAAGAGTACATTCTTTATCTAAAAACCCTTTTAAAAAAATATTAGTAGGGCACATATGTTTATCTTTGTCCGGTTCTGTTTTATTAACAATACCAAGGGTTAAAGGATGTAGAAATTTAGTATCTTGTTTCACGCATTCTCCTGAACATTTTATAGTTCTAATATTATTTTTAGACATTAAAGTATACTATATAAAAAATTTTAAGTTTATGTGTAATAATATTGTTTAATTGATTATAAAGAAGATAACAATAAATATAAAGGATATTTATTTAATAAATCGTATTTTTGTGATTATAAAAAATTGTATATTTTAATTTAAAGGTGTATATAGTTACATAGGTAATGATTTCGACCGACTATGAATCAGATGTTTCCGTTTCTTCTGATGAGAATCCAGATCAGAGTTCAAATTTTGATTTTACAGGTAAAATACTCAAAAATTATAATGTTATATCCGAACTAGGGCGAGGATCATATTCAATTGTATGGTTAGCATATAATATTTCTGATAATGATTTTTATGCACTCAAGGTCCAAAATCCTGAAGATTACAAAGATGGTATTTCTGAAATTAGGATTTTAAGAGATCTTCCAAATAATGAAAATTTATTAAAATTAAAAGAACATTTTTTAAAAAAAATTGGAAATAAACGTTTTCTATGTTCTTCCTATGACTTGTGTTGTGGAAATTTAGATACATTTATTAGAAAAGGTGAATATAACAATGGATTAGATATATCAATAGTAAAAAAAATATTCCTTCAGTTAATTCAAGGACTAAATATTTTACATAATAAGTGCAATTTGATTCATTGTGATATTAAAACTGATAACATATTATTAAAAGGACATAATAATAGAGATAAATATATTATTGATCTTTATAATGAATATAATTTTGGAACCAAATATTCCGAATCTAAGAAAAAGTACTGGGTAGATAAGGGGAAAGATCTAAAAAATATAAAAAAAATGAAAGTGAACGAACGACTTGGAATAAGAAGACAAGTACATCAAGAAATTTTAGGTTTAATACAAGATAGAATTGATACTAATGAATTTAAAAGTTATATATTTGATAATTCATATATAGAATCACCAAACATAACGATAGCAGATTTTGGAGCTGCATGTACCGAAGATGAATCATATGATGACGATTTTGGAACTAGATACTATCGAGCACCTGAAGTTATTCTGAAGGGAAATGTAACTGAAAAAGTAGACATATGGGCAGCTGGGTGTATATTATATGAATTAATTATAGGCGAATTTTTGTTTGATCCTGACAAAGATAAGAATAAAACTCGAGATTACTATCATCTTTTAGAAATGACAAAAATATCAGGAGTGTTTTCTAATAAATATTTAAAAACTACCAAGAATTGGAGTAAATTTTTTGATAAAGACGGAGACCTAAAAGATATAGAATATCGCGAATTCTATGATTGGGATGAACTAATGGAGAAAGTTACAGATTCTGAAGTAAGAAATAAAATTATTGATCTATTAAAGAAAATGTTACAACTAGAACCAAAGAAAAGAATATCTTCTGACGATATATTAAAGCATTCCTGGTTTACTAGTAATGAAATTTCTAGTTGTTAAAGAAAGTTTGTTTGAAGTTATTCTATGTTATTCTATATTGTTTTAAGTTGTTAGCCATAAGGATTGAAAGAAACATGTCCGTGTTGAATTGTAGCAGAACAACTTGCTGCAATACAGTAACCATTACTAGAATGGTCAACTTTTGACGAACAGTTATCACTATATTGTTTAATATATGCTGTTGTAGAAGATGATTGAGTCCACGAGTTATTATAACTTTGACTCCAAGGAGTACTCGTACTCGTAGTACTGTTTACTGACGTGCTGTTATTAGGCGACATCAATCAACATTTTATTAATGGAACATATAAATATTAGAAATTTCAATTTTTTTATGATCTGATATTGTTTATCAGATAATGAAAAGCAAGTCTCGGCGCGAGTAAAAATCAATTTTTTAGATTATAATTATAATCTAAATTATTATAAATGATAAAAAATCTTATAGTAAAGATTATAGTTGAAAAGTCAGAGTATAATCTTAATAATCCTCAAAATAATAATATGGTTACATCAACTTCAGGTTCTGGTTTTTTTATAAAAGAAAATTTTATATTAACATGTTATCATGTTATAAAAGATCATGTCAAAATATCAGTTACTCATAAAGATACTAATAAGAAAAAATTATCTGTAATTGTACATTCTGTATATCCTGATGATGATTTAGCAGTATTATATATTGATAGTAAAAAGTATAAATTAAACATACCAGCTAATATACCAGTTCATATTTCAAATAATAATATAAATGATAATGAAAATATGGTTTTAGTTCTAGGATATCCATTAGATTCAAATCATCTAAAAACAAGTAAAGGGATACTATCTGGATTTCAAGATTCTTTCTTTCAAACGGATGCAACATTAAATCCTGGTAATTCTGGCGGTCCTTTAATTTGGAACAATAAGATAATAGGTATTAATGTGGCAAAAATTACTTCAGATAAAGTAGATAATGTTGGATATGCTGTACCAATTCAAAGATTTTTAGCTTATCAAAAAACTAGGTTGGACAGTATAATTAATGAAAAGGTATATTTAAAACCATCACTTTTTAGTGTATTTCAGAATATAGAAAATGAAGATCAATTTAAAAAATTTAATTTATTATTAAAAGATGATCAATATTATGGTATTAGGGTAACTAAAACTCAGGAAAACTCGATAATAGCTCAGATTGGAATAAAATCAGGTGATTTTTTATTAGAATGGGATAATAAAAAGATAGATATTTATGGTGATATTAAAATTGATGATTATCCTGAAAAAGTAAATATTACAGAAATATGTAAATGGTATCATATTGGTCAAGAAATTAATATTAAATATTATTCTATGGATACCTCAAAAATAATCGAAAAAAATATAAGATTAACAAAACCTGAATCAAATATTATAAATTTTTATAAGAATTATACAGAACCATTTTTTCATACTATAGATAATTTAACATTCAGTGTAATTACCTTTGATCATATTAAAAAAATTAATAAAATAAACTTGGATCTTGAAGATAAAATTTATGTAACTGATAATTTTGTTAATTTGAAAAATAAATTTATAATTTATCTAGTAAAACAGATTCCTACTGAAAATACAGTTAAACTTGAAGAAGGACATGTTGTTATAGAAATTAATAATCAAAAAGTTAGTTCATATCAAGAATTAATAAATATTAAAAAAATTACATCAATAGAATTTTTATCTAAAAGTAAATATTATATATGAACATTGTGACAAAAAATTATAGATACTTGATAATCTTAATATTAATTATAACACTTTTTTACTTATTATATCAATATTCCTTGAAATTTTATAATTATTACTTTTTTAAAAGATATGGTTACTTGATAATTCATGAAGGTATATCTGACAAAGATTGTAATGATATATTTTTGGTTATAAATAAGGAATTGGGAAGTGTTGATAATGAATACACATGGAATGAAAAATATCGGAAAAACTTGAGAGTTCCAGTAGAATCAGAAATAAAAACTGTTATAAATAAAATATTAAATAATCATAATTTAGAAAAAATATGGGAAACTTTCACACCTAATGCAATATTAGCAGAATCTTCTATTTTCTTATCATATCCAAAAGCAGGTAATCAACCATGGCATCGAGATATTGAATTAAAAGATGATTATGCAAATATGATTACTATTGGGATAGCATTAGACGATATTGATGAAGAGATGGGACCACTTGAATTATATTCAAAGAGTATGGATATTCCTGATAAATTATTGGTAAAATTAAAAGATAAATATAATAACAATTATTTAGAAAATTTAAAATATAAAAAGAAAAAATTTATTTGTAAAAAGGGAAGTATCGTAATATGGAATTCTAAAATAATTCACAGAGGAAGTGAAAATTTTAGTAATACAATTAGACCGTTATTTTATTTTTCATTTTTAGAAGGCGATAAACCAATGCAACAAGGACCAACGTATTCATTAAAATCAAATTATAAGCATAAAATTTATATTAATGAATTAAACAATAATTAATTATTCTTTTGAAAGAAAAATTTATATACTAAAAATATTTCAATTGCAATTAGTACAAAAATATATAAATTAGTTAAATCTATCCATTGTTTCCAACTTGGTAATTCTAATAAATATATATCTCGATTTTGCATTTGTTTGTTTTCTTTTAATGTTTTTTCTAAATAATTAGTGTATCTTTTAAAATCTTCACCGCCTTTTAATCCATAAATTATTGCGAAAAGTAATACTATCATAGATAAATATTTAATATGGTATTCATTGAACATATTTGATTTTTCACTATAAACAATTAATCCCAAAGTAAAGGGGATACTAACAATCATAGACCTTGTTATTGAAAGATATGAATTGAGATATGTATTTGGGTTGTGTGATAAAATTATCATATATATTTTATTAGATTTTTATAATAAAATATAATATAATATCATATATAATGAATAAAATTAAAGTAAATATTACCACTTTAATAATGATTATGGGTGTAATATATATGATCAAGATTAATAAATCTAAAGATAGTTTAAACAACCTAGAAGATAAATGGAATAAAGTAAAATTAATATTTTAAACTATATTATTAATAGGTATTAATGCAATAAATCTTACATTTGATATATTGTTACTAATATGTTTAATCTTCCAACAATAATAAGGAATATTAATACCCCCTTTGTTTTTAAAAATATAAAGATGTTCTGTCTGATAATTAGTATCAGTTGGGTCATAATTTAATGATAAATAAGTTTGATGTTCATCTATAATATACTCTTTGTCTCTCTTATTTGACCATACATATGAAGATTTATTTTCTATTATTTCTTTGATCTTTTTATCCATTGTAGATATATTATTTTCATTATTTTCAATTCTTAATTCATATTCTTCTAATTTTTCAGTAAATGAATTACTCATAATTGATAACTCATTAATAATTTCTATAATTTCATTTAATTTATTTTTACTTGTATTAGTGTGTTCATTTAAATTATTTAATCTTTTAGATACAATGGATATATTTTCAACTATTCTATCATTATTTTCGTTATTTTTATTAATATCCTTTGTATAGTTACTAATATGATTATTAAAATTATCTATATGGGCATCAAATTCTAGTTTATTATCATCTACTTTTGAATATATATTATCAACTAGTTGAGTTGAAGTTTCTATTTCTTCAACCAGTTTTTTATCTAATTTATCGATTTGTACTTTATTATCATCTATTTTATAATTTGCATCTCCAATTTTTTTATTAAATTCATCTTTTAAATTATTAGTAATATCACTAAAAGTTGACTTTATATTTTCTATTTTTTTATTTAAACTATCTCTTAAACAGCTAATTTCTTTTTCTATCTTGATAATTTCTTGATCTAAATTATATTTATTTTTAATGTCACTATCGTTAATACTTTTGTCAATGTGTTCACGAACTTGAAAAATTCTATTATTCATATCTTTATGAACTTGAGATATTTTAAGTAATTCTTTTTCAATATTAGAAATATTATTATCAAACTTGTTATTAGCTTTAATCAAATCTTCAGTTATAATAAATAAAGAGTTTATTTTTTCTTCATGTGGTTCAAACTTAACAGATACTTCGGTAAATAAAATATACATTTCTTGTAAACTTTTGTCAATATCTTCAAACTCGTCAATATATTTTTCTAATGTACATTTTATTTCATATACATTATTTGCAACTTTATTTGTGTTATCTTCGTTTTTAATAATCATACTATCCAATTTATTAAGATCTTTATTATTTTCTAAAAAATAATTTTTTAATTGAAACTTTATCATTTCAATTTTATCATCAATAGTATTAATACCATTAAATTCTTCATCAGTTTTATTCATGTTAGTATATTTATTTATTGATTTTATTGGTTTTTCTATTTTATCATCTACTTGTTTTAATTCAAAGTGAGATATATAATTAATACTATAGGGTTCAAATCCATTAATTTCAATCATACTTGGTTCTTTTGCGATTTTTATGTATTTATTCTTTATTAATTTAGCATCGCCTGTTATTCTATATTTTAAATATTCGTTCACTTCTTGAAGTGGTTTGTTAATAATAATCTGTTGATTAAATAAATTTATACCACACGAAGAACCAGTATTTTCACAATCAAACCAATCATTTTTATTGGTTATATTAAATGTATCATTCTCTTCCAAGATATAATCTCTATAATCTTCGTCTGAATATAATTGTAATACTAAATATCTATATTTATTAAGGTTTATAAACTCTAAATCCTTGGTGTATCTATACCAAAATTCATTATTGATTTCAGAATTATTAACAGTCGGAACATGACGAGTATTTAACTTTATTCCATTTAAGTTTTCTGGAGTAATAAATCTAAATTTTAAATATTTATTAATAGAAAAATTATAATTAATTTCTAATTTTTTAGATTTTACATTTATTAATTGAGAATATGTCATTGATTTATTACTTATGTCGATATAAAAAAATTTTAATGGAGGATAATTCTTAATATTTATAAAGTTGTATCCTTATTCAATTGGTTATAAATAATAATAAGCTTATTTCTAACTATGGTATAAATAAAAATTGATAATAATAATTTAAAAATTTAATATAATTATATTTAAATGCCTCCAAAGAAGATACCTAAAAAAGATCTTAAAAAGACTTCTAAGAAGAAAAAAGAAGAATCTATAACGGAAAGTGAATCTACTGAATCAGATGTATTATCAACTAATTCACAAGATGATGATAATATATCTACTGAAAATATTGTTATTGACAGCGACAGTGAAACTAAAGAATGCGAAATTGAAAAAATCATTGAGGATGATATAGATTTTTTCAATCAAGATGAATCAGGTGACTTGGCCCCAGAAAAGTTAATTGTGTATGTTAAAGGCGCGGGTCGAATTACAAATCCTCGAATGACTAGATATGAAATGGTTCGTATTATTGGAGAAAGAACAAAACAGCTAACAATGGGAGCTAAACCACTTGTTAAAAATTTTCAGGATTTATCTTACGAAGATATTGCAGTAGCAGAATTAAAACTCAATATGACTCCTTTTAAAATTAAAAGACCACTCCCAAATAATAAGGTTGAAATTTGGGAAATAAAAGAACTGGATAAAAAACATTTAGAATCATTTATTAATAATTAAACAGAATTCCAACTATAGTGGCATGTAGTACATATATGTGTAAGATTATAACTTTTTGAAACTCTCATAAAAATTGCTTCTTTTGGTTCCTTACTTTTATGTGTAATACAATTTATATTTTTACAAGTAAAATCTCTTGTTCTAGGAAGTGTTGGATCTAAAGTTAATAATTTATTATCTTCTAGATTTTTAATATTATTTGTTTTATCATGAATATTAAATTCATATAATTTAATTGTTTCATTTACTTGTTTTTTGTAACCACAATTACTACAACTTAAATCAGCTTCGAGTATTTTACTCATAAAAAGCTGATTTAATTTAGTTTTTTCATTCATATCTAATTTTTGATATTTTTTATTTTTTAGAATATCATTTTTTGAAAAATTAGCCTTATAATCTAATATATTTTCATTGTTTGATAAAATTTTTAATGCGTCACCTACACTTTCAATAACTGTTCTCTCATCTTCGTAGTTATCAAGTGAGGTAGATTTACTTATTCCTAATGAATAAAGACAATCGGGGCAGAAGAATACCATATTATAGTATATTAATTTACAGTTTTAAATTAAAATTAATTCATTTTTTTCCAAATTTCTTAAAATTTAGATATTTATGTTTGTATTTTAGGTACTTTTTTAAGTATGGAACCTCTTCTATATCTTTATCAACTCCTGTATTATCTTTATTAAATGGAAAATATGTTAAATTATTTAATTTCTTACGAATAAGGGCAATATATTCATTGGAGTCTGAGGTTTTATCAAATTTAACTTTATTATTTTCATCAATAAACTTCTTCAACAATATTTTTTCTAAAATTTCACTATTAATAGTTTGTGTATCTATTTGTCCCGTACTATTTTGTAGTACCTTTTTTAACTCGATTTGTAATGTGTTAAATTCTTCAGGAGTTAATCTATTTCCCAAATTAACTTGTAGTAAAAATAAAACTCTCTCTATTTTTTTCTTATATTTATTTGCCATCCATGGTTTATATGATGGTTCGATAAAAATAGCTTTATAAATGTCATCGATAAAACTTTTAATTGTATATGAATTATATAATAAAATATTATCGGGCCTGATGTTTTTATATGTTTTAATCTCGTTTTTGATAATATATTTTTTTATTTTAAAATCGTTATACTTTGATATTGGTATATCTACAATTTCAGCGGGAACATTCAAAGCACAATATCTAGGTTGTTGAGATGTATTTGATTTTAATTTTAAATAAACTATAAAATTATATTTAATTCTTGCAAGATTAAAATTGGTGATAGTGTTATCTCTAATAAAATAATTAGTTTCGTTACTGTAGAAAAATAATGGAGTTGTATTTTTAACTCCAATAGATATTAACTTGGGGTGATTATTAGAGTCTTTTGTTACATAAAAATCATTACGATAAGAATCGGATAACGGTTTATCTGTAATAATATTTTCCTCTAAATGATTATCATCATTGTAATTTTCTCTGTTATTTTCATATTTTGATAATGTATTAAAATTTACAAAGGTAGCGTTATCTGGTATTTCTTCAGTCATATAAGTTGATTTATCAACTGTTATTCCAATAACCGAATCAACCTCTTCGAATATTGAATTTTCTTTGTCCTTAATAATAGTATCAAGTTCAGTTATTTTTTTTCTAAGTAATCCTTCGTTATTAATTAGTTTGGATGGCAGAATCTCATCTAAATTTTTAATAATAAAATTTTTAATTTTTTGACACACGTTATAATTTAATATTACCAAATTATAATAATGCTTATTATAAACTTCTTTTCCTAAATCTTCTTGTAATAGTAACGCATAATCCGCATCACTTCTTTTAAAATATTTTTCATAATCATTTTTAAAAATATCGTTGGATATCTCATTATATTTTTCAAATATTATACCCATTGTTGTACCCCCTTTATATATAAATTTTAATTTATCTTTTAGTTCTGGATATCTTTCTATGTATCTTTGGATAAAGTTATTGAAATATCCATTTATTAAATACTGAAATTTAAAAATAATCTCTTGTTTTCCTTGACTAAAAACAGTTTCATTATTTACATAAGAAGTCATGACATCATATAACTTTTTCTTTTGTTTAAATTTATCATGTCCATCATTGTTGTCATCTTTTTTGCCATTACGTCCCTCTATTGTCCTATCATCAAAAACTAAACCCTCGTTATCATTCTTAAACATATATACTTGGTTTTCATCTTCATTCTCATTATTAACATCTCTTAGTTTATCATCTATAAAATCTGGTTTGATAAGAAAAGAATCAAAATTATTTAAATCTAATATAATCTCTTCATCTATTTTTTGAATTATATCAAATTGTTCGTCTTTGTCTTTTTTATTTTTTAAGAGTTTACTTATCTTGAGATAAATAGCTAATAACCCATAAATCTTTATGATACCTTCATTAATTACACTATTATTGTGGAAATTATAAACATAATTCTTTGAATTATTAGATATATTATTTGCACTATCAACTAATGTTTTATATTTTGAATAATCTAACTTATTTGCAAGTATACTTATTTGTTCCCTTAGATAATCAATTGCATTATCAATATTATGTTCTTTCGAATTTAAGGAAGAATTGTTTAAAATATCATAAACTAAATTAATATTCATATATTATTATTATAGAAAATTTAAATATTTAAATATTTAAATATTTCTTATAATAATAGTTTACTCATGTGCGATAGTTGACTCATGTGCAATAGTTGACTCATATGCAATAGTTGACTCATGTGCAATAGTTGACTCGTGAAAAATAGAGTTTAAATTAACAAAGTCTAAGATATGTTCTTTTTTTATAAAGTAAACAACTTTTGATATCTTATGTTCGCCTATAGTTACCTGATATGATTTTAGATTATCAGATAATATTTTATAATTTTTTTTAAATTCTTCTTTAATTTCATCTTTAAAATTTGTAATATAATCGAAACTTTGGTTATTATTATCTATATTTTTTAATATTTCTAAAATTGCTATTTCATAATTATAATATGTTAAATAATAATTATATTGTATGGAAATATTATCAGATGATTTCGTGTTTTCAAATCCTGGTTCATTTGTTATTGGAAAATCGTGTAATAATGATTGAATCGATAGAACAACTGATCTTAGATTCATTACACTTTTCCATCCAGGTCCTTGCCAAGTTCCCAAAATTGATAAACATACTTTTCCACATTCATATAAATTTGGATTAAATCTAACATCTTTATGTGTTGTTAAAAGTTTTACCATAGGCGGATTTTTTGGATAATTAATTGGAAAATTTATTTCAAATATATAATAGCCGCCAAAATATGGAGTATTTGATGGACCTATTATCATAACATGATTATTTTTAAAAATATCTTCTTTGTTTATTGACAAATAAACTCCATCTGGTTTATTATTATTAAAATCAACAAAGTCTTGAACTATTCTTAACTTAGTTTTACTCATTATTAAATTAGGATTTTTAACTCTAAATAATTTATTAATAATATATAATTATCAATAATATATTATTAATAAATAATACGATGATAATAACATCAAAATGTCTTATTTTATGATATCAACAATACGTCGATAAATATGCCCATCGCGAGATGTTGAGAAGCTTGTATTAAATATACATATTCCATCGGCAATATATGTCATAAAAAGCACTATTATAGCATATATTGATGGCGTCCATCGTACCAGACTCTTTAAATTAAAAAATTTGAAATTTATATTTAAAAATTTCAAATCTATATTCATATAATGTCCTCTAAGCAATCTACGATTATTAAAGAAAATATAAATCCTAATAAAATTAAACAATGTAGGAGTAAACTCGAAAAACTACTCGAAAAAAACAGACTTAGTTCATCCACCAATTCAAGTTCAGCAGTAACACACGTGACTTTGGACCCAACCTTTCCGGGAAAATATTCATTTGATAAAGAATCCAGAAAAAAACTTAACAAGTTAATGAAAGAGGCAAATAAATATAATATTAATTTGGGAGTAGCGGAAAAACCAAAAGAGTACAATCCTATTAAAGTTGATATCGATTTAGAAATTTTAAAAGAATCATATAAATCAGGTGATAGATTATATGATAATGATTTTATTATGAAAACAATTGATATCTATAGAACTTCGATAAAAAAATATTTGGATGTTCATGATTCTCAATTACAGGTATGTGTATTGGAGAAGAGTGAACCAACTGATAAAGGTCTTACAGTAAAAGATGGAATACATTTATTTTTTCCATATATTGTAGCACATCACAAAGTAAGACATTTAATTAGAGAAAATGTTATTGAATCTTCTAAAGGTGATTCAATATTTAACAAATATACAAAGAGTGTTGAAGAGATTTTTGATAAATCTGTTATTAGTTCTAATTTTTGGATTATGTATGGTAATTCAAAACCAAAATGTAAACCATATAAGGTTACACAATTAATAGCACATGATGATTCCGAGTTGGATTTATCTGAACTAGTTAATGAAGAAGAAGAATTAATTGACTTATTCTCATTACAAGGAAAGAATTGGAAAGAATCAAATTCAACACCCTTAAATAGTACATACTCACAAGAAGATATTGAGTTTGAATGTAACAATAAAGGTATTGATAATTCTACCAGTTCAAATATTGAAACAATATTACCAATAAATCGCGAAGACGATTTTAGAAAAGCAAAGTTTTTGGTATCATTGCTTGCAGACGAAAGATCAGAAAATTATAATGATTGGGTAAGAGTAGGTTGGGCATTACATAATACCGACCGTGGTTTACTCCAAGTATGGATTGATTTCTCAAAGAAATGTCCTACCAAATTTAGTGAAAAAGAGTGTGAGAAATTATGGACAAACATGAAACCCGGATTGACAATACGGTCATTACAATCATGGGCTAAAGAAGATAATCCTCACAAATATTCTGAATATATGAAAACAGAATTCGAAGATCTATTAAAAAAATCATTATCAGGAGATACATATTCAGTTGCAAAAGCACTATATACCAAATATTTTGATCGTTTTGTATGCGCATCTATTAAACACAACACTTGGTTTGAATTTAACAATCATAAATGGAGTAGAGTTGATGGGGGTTATACCCTCATGAAAAAAATTTCAGAAGAGTTTGTTAATGATTATATGAAAATTAGTTCTGAGTATAATCTAAAAGCTATAAACACAACAGGCATTGAAAAAGAAGATTTACAAAAGAAAGCTTCATGTTTCCAAAAGATTGTTGATAAACTGTTAAATCTAAACTACAAGAAACAAATCATGGAAGAAGGTAAATATCTATTTCACGATGATGAGTTTGAAGATAAACTTGATGAAAATCATGATTTACTAGGTTGTGAAAACGGTGTTTATGATTTTGCTAAAGGAGAGTTTCGCGAAGGAAGACCAGATGATTATATCACACTTAGCACTAAAAATAGATATTATGCTTGGAATCTAAAGAATCCATATGCGAAAGCTATCGATAAATTTTTCAAAGAAATTTTACCAATTAAAAGTGTACGTGAGTATTTTTTACAAGCACTAAGTACATGTTTATCTGGTCATAATAGAGAAGAGAAATTGTATATTCCAACAGGTGGAGGGTCTAATGGTAAGAGTTTAACTTTTGACCTTGTTAATTCAGCCTTAGGTGAATATTATATTTCATGCCCTGTTACCATTATGACTCGAGCTAGAGGTTCATCAGGTGCTGCTTCTCCTGAATTAGCACGTATCAAGGGTAAGAGAATTGGTGTTTTACAAGAACCAGATAATAGTGAAACAATGAATGTTGGGTTGATGAAAGAACTTACTGGTAATGATGCTTTTATGGCACGTGGACTATTTGAAGATCCTAAAGAAATTAAACCACAGATCAAGTTCTTCTTAACATGTAATGATTTACCAATTATTCCATCCCGTGACGGAGGTACATGGAGACGTCTACGTGTTGTACAATTTAAATCCAAGTTTGTTGATAGTCCAGAAGGTCCAAATGAATTTAAGATTGATACTAGATTGAAAGAGAAAATTACTGAATGGGGACCAATGTTTTTATCCTATCTTATTTACATTTATAATACAATGTACAAGAAAACTACCTATTTGGTAGAGCCAGATGAAGTACTATATAGTACTAATGCCTACAAGATGGACAATGATCACTTTTTAGAATACTTTAACACCAAGTTAGAACAAGTTGAAGATCCCAAAGCTATTATTAGTAAGAGGTCAGTCTATACTGATTTTAAATCATGGTTTAAAGAATATCACGAAGGCAATAAACTACCAAGAAGTGAACAACTTTATCGATTCTTGGATGATATTGTTGGAAAGTCTAATAGGTCAGGTTGGAAGAATGTTATCTTTAAAACGGAAGAAGGTGATGAAAGTGACAATGAAGGTGTTAACGATCTAGACGTTTAATTTAATTTAAGAAATATTTAATCTAAATTAGTTTAATGTATAAAGTTGCTTCAGAAGCTATGATTATTGGATTAATTACTTTACTATTGGGAAGAATTACTATGGGATTATTCATTAAGAATAAAAATAAAAATAATAAACATCCAAAAGGATTAAATATTGCTTTTTTCAGCACTGGTTTTTTATTACATTTCATAATCGAATTATTAGGAATTAATTGCTGGTACTGTGATAAGAAATGTGCGGCAAACATTAGAAAATTTATTTAATAATTTATTATTAAGATTTACTCAATAATAAATAATAACTCAATAATAAATAATAACTCAATAATAAATAATAACTCAATAATAAATAGCTATTTATTATTAATATAATTATTTACTAATTTTGTGGTATTGCCACAAAATTCCATTATTTTAAGATATATTTGTTCATCATTATTACATGTTTTTATAGCAAAGCAGTTAGACTTATTTAAATATAGTAAATATAATTGTATTTTTAATAATGGGGTATCTGTTTTTAATTTAGATACATTTAATAGAATTTCATTTAATAATATTATTGTCAATTCTTTATTAATTTGATATGAGTTATATATGAAATTGAATGTTTTAAATATAAGTTTATCCATATAGTAGTCGTTTAATATTGTATTTTCATATTTTAATAAATCAATACTATTAATACTTTTAAATAATTCATATTTTGCTTTTAGTTTTGATTTATATAACATCTTTATAAAATTATAAATAAAATTTCTTTTCTTCGGATAATAAGAAATTATTATTACAATACTTTTTAAAATAAATAAAGCTATTGTTTTACTAACAAAGCTTTTTGACTCCATTTTTTCAATATATCTTATTAACTTGATACTCTTCTTATTATTATTTAGTAGCTTAGTTATAATATTAATTAAATTTTTATTAAAAGTCATTAAATTTAAATATATTATTTTTTTACTTGGGATGTAAAAATAATATATATTAAATTTAAATATATAGGTGGTTTATTCGGAAAATTACTATATTGACTGGTTTGTTCAAAAAATTACAAACGAACGTTTTTTTAAACATTTTTAAACATTTTTAAATATTTTTAAACATTTTTAAAAATATTTGTCTGAAAAAGTTTTATAGTAATTTTTTTCTCATGTATATTAATTATGGAGAGTTGTACCATATGTTGTTTCCCATTTGAGGAAAATGATACTTCCGGAGTAACTAAATCAAAGAAAGTATTATGTTGTCATCATTATCTATGCGAGTCATGTTTTTTAAGATTAGAATATCATCAATGTCCCTTCTGTCGATTAAGTTTCACTTACACCGACGAAGAATTAATGAAAAGAAAAAGCTTGAATTTAGAATATTATAAATGGCAACCTCCATCTCCAATTTATGATTATATACCATCTGATAATCCAATAACTAGTTTTACAAATCGAGTTAGAAATAGAAACAGAAATAGAAACAGAAATAGACAATTAAATATTGTTACTGTTCCAGATATACCGATATCAGATATTATATCACCTACGCAGACTAATATTACCGTACCATCAGAACCATTTAGTAGAGTTCAAAAAAATATGCAAAGAAGAAGAAGAAGAGACTTGTGTTTTGATGAAGTCTTAGAAAGACGAGAAATGATAAAAAAAAGAAGTAACCTAAAATGGACTAAGAAGAATGAAAGATTATATAAAGAAACCGGTCATTTGACGGAAATAGAATCAATTTAAAGAATGATATAATTCATCTCTAATCTTATCATCAATACAATAAACACGATATACATATTCTTGATGATTTTCATTAGTTAATAATGAAAAATTTTCTATGGTAATATCAGGTATAATCCTATTATTTTTAGGATGATAGAATTTAATACTTGATAAAGGATTTGAGTTTTTACCACTTGTATAGCCAACTTTATATTTAATAATTTGATAGCTTTCTTTATTAAATTTATCAAAAACTTCTGGGGGAAAATTAAACTCTGTCAGACTAATTTTTTCAAATACAATACTTGGAAGTTTTCTAGTTTCTATTTTAGTTAGAAGTTCCTTAACTTTTGGATTACTAGAATTATATATAAAACTATCTACCAATAGTGTCATCTTTTCAACATCATTTATATATTCTGATATTTTATCCGTTTTTTCTAATTCAAATAAAATATCCGACATTATAATCTCAATAGCTTTAACTGTTTTATGATGATATATTCTTCTGTGTAATTGATACCTGATGAAAAATAAATGATATAAACTTTCTTTTGCTTGAATAGGATAACAAATCTCATCGTTAATGACTCTAGGTTGTAAAATTAATCTACTAAAATCAACATCTAATTTTAGACCGATTGCTCTGTTATCCCTGTTTATATAATCAAATTTATCAACATCGACGTTGTTTTTGGGATTTGAAATAATTTGAAAAATCCATTTACCAATTTTAAACTGTTCATTCCAGTTATCATAATTACTATTCTTAGGATTAATTAAATCTCCAATAACAACTAGTTCATCCGGAGTAATATTAATTTTGTATTTATTAATAATATTTTTTAAAATTATTATGGACCTTTCTTCGTGAATACTCATTTTACCTAAACTCTTATAGTTAGATAATTTAGGTAAAAATATATCATCAAATAAATGAGAATACATTAAATGACCTAAATCATGACACAGACCCGCGACAGATATAACTTTAACGATGTTATTAGTTATATTTAACTCTGGTTGATTATATTTAATATTGTTAATAAATTTTTTAGCTAGATGATATGTTCCAATTGAATGTTCAAATCTAGAATGATTTGCGGTTGGAAAAACATAATATAATACACCACCTTGGTAGATTCGCCGAAGTCTTTGAAATTCTGGAGTATCTATAATACTTAAAGCAATCTCATCTACTTCTATATAATTGTGGATATTATCAAAGATAAGAGTATCTTGATTATCATTATTCTCAATAATAGACATTATATATATTATTAATTAATTAATAATATATTAAATCAATTTTTCAACTTCAACTTAAACATTGACATCCTCGTCTGATTCTGACTCTGTATCCGAATCAACATAATTACTCAAGTTAATATTGGATGGTAGATCAAAGTCTTTAGGAGGAGCTGGTGGTTGTTGTTGTTGTTTCATTCTTTCCTGAACTTGTTCTCTTGTTAATACATTAAACCCTACCTTGTTTGCAATAATACTAAAATATTCAGCAATATATTGATCTATTTTTGGGTTTCCTGAAATCTTAATTAAACCTGTCCCAAATAACTCAATCTGTTCTTTGTATTTATCTGGTTCATCTAGTATCTCAGTTGGTTTAGGAATAGGCAAGGTAGGAACTTGTTGTTTTAACCATGAATATCTCTCAAATATTTCCTTATCTACTGACTTTTTCATAGTTTTTAATTCTCTAACATCACGACCAGTTCTTTTCGCATGCAGTTCTTTTAATCTTAATCTTAATCTATCTTGGTTTGATATTCCTTGATGTGTAGGGGGATCCATCATTATATTTTTATCTTTTTCAATTTGTTGTTGTTTACCCCATATATGTTCTTCATCTTTAATATTAACATTAATATCGTCTCCCTCCTGTGACAAATTAAATTGATACCCATCCTTTAAAAATTCAACACTTGATACTAATCCGATATCTTCATACTCTTTCATAAACTTTTTAAATTTTATAATAGCATTTTTAGATTTAAACTTGGATTTATTTTCTTGTGAAATTATGACATTTACCATTAATAATGTTAATATTAATTTTTTAAATATATAAATATCAATTTTTCGCTATATAAAAAAATTGATATTTAATATTCATTTAAACAAAGTTATATAAGTTTATTAATGGTTAGAGATACTATATTGTATGACAAATTAGGCGTAGCCTCAAATGCAAATGAATCTGAAATAAAAAAAGCTTATCGAAAATTATCAGTTAAATGGCATCCAGATAAAAATCCTGATAATAAAGAAGAAGCGACTAAACAGTTTCAAAATATTTCTGAAGCATACTCTGTTCTGAGCGACCCAGAAAAACGAAGTCAGTATGATCAAATTGGTATAGATTTTGTAAAAAATCAATCTGGAGGTCCTAGTATGGACCCAAGCGATATCTTCTCACAATTCTTTGGAGGTAATTCGCCATTTGGTGGTGGTGGTTCTCCTTTTGGATTTAATTTTGGAGGTGGTGGTGAACAGAGACAAAGGAGACAAGAAGATATTAATGTTAAACTTAATGTCACCTTGGAGCAAATTTATAATGAAAGTGAAGTAGATATTAATTATCCTCAAAAAAATTATTGTAAAGACTGTGATGGAACTGGGTGTACTGATAAGAAGACATCCATGTGTCCGGATTGTAATGGACAGGGAAAAAAAATACAAGTTGTAAGAATGGGGCCTATGATTCAACAGATGGTACAAGATTGTCAAAAATGTAGGTCTTCAGGCAAATATATTCCTGAATCTAACAAATGTCAAGTATGTCAAGGAAATGGATTCAATATTAAAACTAAGAGTATTAATTTACCTCTAAGAAATGGGTTAGATAATGGTAATAAAATACAATTGGAAAAGAGAGGACATAATCTTAAAGATGGTAAAACAGATTTAATTATAAATATAAATATTTTACCAAATAAAATTTTTAAGAGAGATGATTCTAATTTAATTATGGAAATAACATTAGAATTATACCAATCACTTTTTGGTTTTGACAAGGTTATTAAACATTTGGATGATTCATTGTTACATATATCTAGTTCATCCAAAATAGAAGATGGTGATATTAAGAGAATAGTTAATAAAGGTATGACGAATCTTAAAAATAAAAATAAGGGTGACCTTTTTATAGTTTTCAAAGTTAAATATCCATCAACTGATAATTACACATTAGAAGAAATTAACACTATTAAAACTTTATTATCAAAGAATTGTAAAGATGAATTACAACAAGAAGATGATATTAAAGAAGGAAAAGTAAAAAGCAGTAAAACAATATTAGAAGATGGTAATATTAATAAAAATCGGTCTAATCCTAATAGGTCAAATGATTCTGACGAGAGCCCACCTCAGTGTGTTCAACAATAATAGAATTTTTTTTATAAAACAGAAAATCTCCTATATATTAAATGAAGATATACTTATTAAGACATGAAGATAGAACAATGGATTTAACTTTCTTTTCTCCATTAACAAAAAATGGTTTAGAAAATTCAAATGAGTTAGTTAAATATCTAGAAAGAGAAAAAATTAACACTATATATTCTTCTCCATATATTAGAACTTTACAAACAATATACCCATTTTCTAAAAAATATAACATTACACCAAAATTAGATTATTCAATAGTAGAATTATATCAAGAGGATAATATACCTAAAAAATCATATCAAGTAACTTTACCAGAATATATTTCAGAGTCTTTTAATTGTGATAAAGAATATAATACATTAATGTTACCAACAGATGTAGAATTTCCAGAGAATATTAATAATTTTAGCAAGAGAATAAAGAGTTTTCTTAAAAATTTAATAGAACATAATTATAGTTCTGATAAAAATATAGTTATTGTTACACATCAAGGAGTAATCGATATTATATTAAACTCTATCTCAAAGAAAAATAAAGATATTGATAATAAAATAATAGATGTTACATATCCAAAGGGTGCTTTAACAAAAATATTTGAAGAGAGTAGTTGGAATATTAAAAAAATTAACTGGTAACTATAAACGTAAATAATTAAATTAAATTAATTTATTATAATTATTTACTAAACATTTATAATAATGTCAATAATTCAAAAATTCTTTAAAAAAATTCAAGAATTAAATAACGATAACCGAACAAAATATAAAATAATTAACGAACTTAATACTATTATTAGAAAAGATGTTAGTAATATGTTTCCTAAATTAAATGTTGAAGACACAAATATTTTATCAGAATTAGGTCTATATTTGCATTATCAAATTATAAATAAATTTTTAGAATTAGATTCTAATAGCCTATACTTACTGGAACAATTTACTCAAAATAATAATCGAGATATAAAAGCGATTATTCTAATGCTTATACCTTTTATAGACGACAAAGATAATGCTATCAAGTTTAAAAAATTAATAGATTTAAATCAAATATTAAATAGTCAACCCGGTTCTGATAATTTTAGTAGTGAGGTAGGAGATAAAAATATTACTGATACATTACAAAATGAATTCTATTTTAGTAACTTTGCTATAGGACTATTAAATCATGAAGATAAGTATTTAAAATTAATAGATGATAATAATATTAAGCTAATCTATACAATAATTTATCATAATTTTATTGCTTTATTAGAAACATTTAAAATAGTTAACGGAAAATTATATATAAATTGGATGAGCATTGAACCAGTTATCGAAAACAATCTTCAAAATGAAAATATTTATAAGAATAGTATAGTTAAAGTTTTAAGCAGAGAAGAGGAACGAGATTATAATGGATTATGGATAGGAGATTTTTATAATGTTATGCGCAATGGTTATTATCAAAGTATAAAAAAAGTAAAATGGTTAATTTTTAATCGTTTTAATACTCAAGAAAAAGAGCCAAAATCTCAATATTATCTACAAATATTAGACAAAGAATTAGATCTAAAAAATCATTTAGATTCAAAATCTAACTTTTCTAGATATAATGATTTACCGGAAGAAGAACAAACAAAATTTAATAAAAATATTAAAAAGTTAAAAGCTAAAATTGAATATAACCCTATCATATTTGATTTATGTAAACAAATAATTATTTATCTTGTTAATACGTACACTTATAAAAATAATATAGATAACGATGTTATAAAAATGTTTACTCTTGAAACAGATGAAGAAGATAATATTAAGGAAGGAGCCAAGGAAGATTTTGATAAGAAAAATTTGGATAAATTAAAAACCATTAGTAGAGAACAAGTTATTCAAATAATAGAAGACATTGACCCAAGTCATATTTGGGATTATTTAAAAGAAGCTATAGATAATTTTCAATCAACTATTTATAGTACATTTTTAATAAATGATAATGATACCATTAATCATAATTTCTATATTATTGAACAAGATAAAGTATCCACTGGTATAAACTTAAAAAATTTATATAACATTGGTAAACTACTCTCATATGATAAAACTTCATGGACCATGAAATATGAAAATTATATTGGTCTTTCACAACCAGAAAAAGAAGAGTTTATTAAAGATTTTACTACTAGTGATTTTATAAATTTTACAAATAATATCAGAATCGAAAATGAAGGAAATCCAGATCCTAGTACTTTAGACAATGTTAAATCAAGTTGGGTGAAATATAATAAATTATTTGTTTTTAAGTATCTAATAAGAAGAGGATTGTTAAGTAAATTTAAACCAGATTATAAATTAACCAATAAATTATATTTTCCACAAGGTCAAACTGTATTTAAAAAGAAATATAAAGAACTAATGAAACAAAAGTTTGATAACAATAAGGAATGGCTTGATTCTTATTATTATATAACTAATAAGAAATTCTCACAACTCCCAAAAGAAAGAGTGAAAGATCCCCTAGTAAAAATAAAGGAATATAATTATTTTGAATTTATTGCTAAAGAATTAGAATGGTATCGATTTTATACTATGGATTGGATAACACAACTAAAGTTCTTTCATACTTATATTAATCATCAAGTTATGTACGTAACAGGTGCTACAGGTCAGGGTAAATCTACACAAGTTCCAAAATTACTTGCTTATGCTCTTAAAATGATAGATTATAAAGAAGAGGGTTCTGTTATTTGTACTCAACCCCGTATTGGACCTACAACTGGTAATGCAGAATGGATATCTATTGAGATGGGAGTACCTATAAAACAACCATCCAGAACTATTTCAGAGAAAACTAGTTCTAATCTATTTTATTTACAATATAAATATCAAGGTGGTTCTCATACAACTAATAGTAACAAAAATTTATCAATTAAAATGGTTACAGACGGTACACTTTATGAAGAAATTAAAAAAAGTCAATTAATGAAGGAGATGATACCTGGTAAGAAATTTAGCAAAAATAAAGAAGATTTTACTTATTCACATAAAAATAAATATGATATTATTATTGTTGACGAAGCTCATGAACATAACCCTAATATGGATTTAATATTAACTTTAGCTAGAAATACTTGTTATTTTAACAATTCAATTCGATTAATCATTGTATCTGCAACAATGGATGATGATGAACCAATTTATCGTTCATATTATCAAACTATTAATGATAATTTACTATATCCAATTAAACAACCAATTAACCTGCACCCTTTTTTACCAGAAGGAGATGGCTTTTTACCATTAGCAATTTATATGGATCGACGTTTTCATATATCACCTCCTGGTGAAACAACACAATATACCATTACAGAAGTTTATCAAGATTTACCGGAAATAGAGAATGATTTAAAAAATTCTATAACAGCACAAGATGAAAGTTTTAAGTTAGTCATGGAAATTTGTAATAAAAGTACTACCGGTGAAATTTTATTATTTTCTACTGGTCAAGCTGAAATCATAGAAGCAGTAAAAAAACTTAATACTATTCTACCAGCTGGTAATGTAGCTTTACCATATTATGGTGTTATGAATGAAAGATACAAAGATATGGTAGGCAAGATAAACGAAAATATTTTTGAAATTAAAAATCATCGGCATAAAATTCATGAAGAATGGGGAAGTAAATATATTGAAGATCCTTCTGTCCCAACCGGTATTTATAAACGTTCTATTATAATTGCAACAAATGTAGCAGAAGCATCTATTACTATTCCAGGATTAGAATATGTAATTGATACTGGATATGCAAAAGAAGCAAGTTTTGATGACGTATTAAATCAATCCAAGTTAAATATAGAAAAAATTTCTGAAGCCAGTCGAATACAGAGAAAAGGTCGAGTGGGTCGTAATGGAGATGGCACCGTTTACTTTATGTATAAAAGAGGTGCAAGAGCTAATGTAAAACCGAAGTATAAGATTACACAACAAGATCCATCAATTATTTTTAGTAAACTTTCATCAAGTAAAATATATGATAATATATCTGAATATGCTAAAAATATTATTTATCCAACATTTTATGATCCACATATTTATAATGCTTTTCAAAATATATATCGGGAGATTAATAATAAACCAGACAATATATTAATTAATGATATTAAGATAAAAGACATGGAGTTTTTTAAAAAAGGTATTTTTAATATTATTAACAAACAATTTATCTTAAATGGTAATCCACTCGATGAAAAATATTTTCCAAAACCTTATTTTAATGACTTTAAAATAAATAGACCATTACCATTTCTTAACACTTTTATAGACGGGATTCCATTACAATCTTTGTTTGATTTAACTGGTCAATTTTATTTAATTCATCCAAAAGAAGATAACATTATTAGAAATTGTTTTAATCATATTATCGAAAGAAAACCTAAGAATAATAAAGATCAATTAAAATCGATCAAGATTAAAAAAATACCTATTGATTTTTACCAAAGAATGTTATTTAATTTACAAAATAAACTTGAAATTGTTAATCTCGAAGGTAAAGATATACAAGATATTGAAAGCGAAGGAACAGAATTACAGAAATTAACTTGGCATGGTACTTTATTAGGTAAGAAAATCATGGAATTAGATTCTATATTAATGATTGGAGATATTAATTGTATTACAATAATGAATGCATACGGTCATTCTAAAAATAAAGATGTGTTAAATGATACACTAATGATTTTAGCTTTATTAAAAGCATGTGATTATTCAGTTAAAAAATTAGCATCTACTACTTTAACAAATAAAGGGTATATGATTCCACAATTTGATAAATTAAAAGAAATATATTATTCTAATAAATCAGATATTGAAAGTTTATATAGAATTACACAAAACATTAAAAATACATTTTATTATTTAAAATTATTTAATCTAGACAATGAACCTAATAAAACCGGAAATTTTCAACAATTTGAAAATCAATTTATAAATAATATTAGATCAGACTTCCAAAAACAGATCAAGAATATTGATAATATATTAGACCCAAATGAAAAGTATTCTCAAGATTGGAATATTTTAAAACAACTTCAAGATAATGGAAAATTAGGAGGTAAATATGGATTTCAATCATGGTTAGATTCTAGTTTAAAAGTAGAAGATGATATTAAAAATGATATTAAAAACCATTTACCTAATATTAAAACCTTTTGTGACACTAATTATTTAAATTTTAATATAATACACACTTTCTTATTAGAATATTTTAAACTTAAGAAAAATATTGATACTATTGATAAAGATCAAGATGACAAAATTAAAGGGAAGAACGTTTTTGAATGGATTGATGATAATTTTAAGAATAATTTTATATCTCAATATACTGGTTTATCACATCTCGATAAAATAACTTACTCCTTTTTAGCTGGTAACTCTATTCGTGTTGTTTTTAAAACTGACACGTACAGTGATTATACATTAATGAGTACAATTGGAAAAATTAAGATTGAACCATTAAATAAGCATTCTTCTGAATATTCGTCTTTTGTTACAAATCCGGGTCCAATATTATTATATCTTGGAATAAGTAAAGAAAATAATATACAAATTATAACTAATATAAATATTAATGACTTGATTAGAACTAATCCATTATATTATAATCCAAAGCAATTTAAAAATATTTATCTTAAAAAAAATAGTGATACGAACTTGACAGAAATAATTGAAATGAAAGGAATATATTGGGAATCAATTGTTTTTGGAATTAGTAATAACTGGAATTTAAATTCACTTACTTGGAAAGGAGGCGATAATGATACTTCAAATCCAGATTATGATAAAGCATTAAATAGATATATGGATAATCTAATGAAAAATATAAGTAGATATATATGAAATTATACATGAAATTACGAAAAATTGATTATTTTATCTATTATCTATAAAATAACTTATTAATCGATGGATACTAAATTAACAATCCAAATAGACACTTTTGATTTTAATAAAAATAAGGAGAATACTTTTATTGAAACCGAATCATTTATATTAAGAAGGAATAAGAAATTATATATTATTACTTCTCATAATTTTTTACCTATAAAGAATAACATTTTTAATGATGAAATGAAATTCGATATATGTATTAATTCAAAATGGAATGATTTATTAATTCTTAAATCAGAGGATGACAATAACCAGTCAAGAATATTTACTAAAATAAGTAATAAACTTCCAAGTATTGGTTCTATTGCTCTTATTAATCATAGAAAAGTTATGATTCATGAATTTTCTTTTTATAATTATGGATTTTTACCAAATTATCCAAAAATTATTTATATTAAAATTAAAATTGATTCTCCAGGAAAAATATTATCTGGTACACCACTATATGATAAAAGTAATAAAATATTGGGAATAGTTTCATTCTCGGATGAAAAATATATTTATTGTTTACCTAGTTATTATATTATTAAAACTTTTGAAAAGAAAAATAAAATTGAACTACCTAATATTGTAGATGAATTAACAAAGATTAATAGACACCTGGTAAAAAATAATATGGTTTATAATCCATATTTAGGATTAAGTATTCCTGTTTCATCTTTCTTTTTATTAGAATCTAACCGCGAGCTTGAATTAACTTTAATAAATAATTTTGATGAATCTATAACACGTGATATTAGTTTTAGAGAATATACTAATACTCAATTAATTACCAATTCAAGAAGACTTATTAGACATAAAGCTTATTATGAATTAACATCTGGAACAATACATTTATTAAAAAAAATGTATCCCGATTTATGTAAAAAAATATTTCAATTTATAGATGTTAATAAAGATATAAAAGTTAGCGATATCAAGTTTAAATTAAAAAATAATAGTATTACGATAACTTGTTAATTTAAATTCTTACATTTTTTAAGAATTGATTTTTCTTGATTGCTTAATCTTGGTCCGATACTATTATAAACTTCAATTTCATTTTCAGAATATGTCTTATAAGTTAGTTTATCTTCTGTATTTTCACTCGCAGTTTCTGAGACAGTATTAACTTTTAATAATTCTAATATTTCAATTATTGCATCATCACTTAATAAATTCATATTAAAATAAATTCCTGATTTATTTTCAGAATAGTCATCTCCTATATCTCTATTAACTATTTTAAAAATAGATACTAATTCGTCTTTACTTTTAATTTTTTTTATTTTATCTAGAATTATTCTTCTAGAATTTGAATCATATTTTCTTTTAATTAAAGATTTTTCTTCCATTATAAAAACATTATAGTATTATTCTATGTTAACCGAATTTATCTCGTTTAAAAGACAAATTGAATGGTTATAGACAATTTATTATCAAACAAATAATAAAATAAATGAATAAAATAAATGTATAAAATAATTTGCTTTACAATAATTTGCTTTACAATAATTTGCTTTACAATAATTTGCTTTACAATAATTTGCTTTGTAAAAAAATTTTATCTACAATTATAATATTATGTCAAAAAAAGATAAAAAAGATAAAAATGTTAAAAATATAGATTATTCATATCCCGAACAAGATGACAAAGAAATTGTATCAAAGATTTATAAAAAAAGAGAATTCCAATATCATAGAATTCCACAAAGAAAGATCATGAAAACATATGATGAAGTACAAAAATATAGAGCCCAAATATGTAAACCTGATTATAAACCAAGACAACAACAAGCTATATTAACAAATTTACTAAATCCTGAAACTCCTTATAATGGTGTATTAGTGATGCATGGTACTGGTACTGGTAAAACTTGTTCGGCTATTTCTATGGCAGAACAATTTAAAGACCAAGTAAAGAAATATAATACCCGTATATTCGTTTTAATTCCGGGTCCTAATACTAGAGAAAATTTTAAAAGTGAATTATTATTCTGTACTGGAGATACTTATCTTAAAAATAAAGAAGTTTTACAACAATTAAATAAGGCTGAACAAGATAGAGAAAGAAAAATTGGAATTTATAGTTCTCTACAAAATTATAAAATATTGTCATATAAAACATTTTACAAAAAAGTTCTCGGCGAAAAAATATTAGAAAAGAAAATTGATAATGATAATAAAATTAAATCAAATTATAGAAGAAATCAAGAAGGTGAAATTGAAAGAGAATTAGTTGTTGATAGAATTAATAATATGGATAATTCGATTATCATTGTTGATGAAGCTCATAATCTTACAAACAATGAATATGGTGAAGCATTAAAAAAGATAATTAGAGTATCTCAGAATTTAAAGATCGTATTGTTAACTGCAACCCCAATGAAGAATTTAGCTGATGATATTGTTGATTTATTAAATTTTTTAAGACCACCAGAAGACCAAATAAAGAGAGATAAAATTTTTACCAGTGATAAAAACTATTTAATGCAGTTTAAACCTGGTGGTCAAGAATATCTAAAGGAGAAAGCAAAGGGGTATGTATCATTTTATCGAGGTAATATTCCTTTTACATTTGCTAAAAGAATTGATAAAGGAAAAATACCAGATGGATTGCTTTTTACACCTATCATTAAATGTAGTATGGAACCGTTTCAATTAGAAGCTTATGATAATACCGTAAAAAACGGCGAAAGTGATTCATTGAGTAAAACATCAAGTGCTGCAGCTAATTTTGTTTTTCCAGGATTAGACGCAACTAAAAAGAAAATTATTGGGTATTATTCTACTGATGGTATGAACCGTGTTGTTTCACAACTAACAAATGAAAAGGAAAACCTTCTTAAACTAATTAATAAGCAATTATTTAATGGCAAATTGTCTAAAGAAGAAGAAAGAAATTTTATGTATGAAACAGAAGCTAGAACAATGAATGGGCTAATACTTAATCTTAAATATTTAAAATATTTCTCTATAAAATTTTATAAGACTATAAAAAGATTAAGTAAATTAGTAGATGGTAATAAAGGTTCTGGAACTGCATTTGTTTATTCCAATTTAGTAAAAGCTGGTGGTATGGAAATTTTTGCTGATGCTTTAAAAGAAAATGGTTACTTGGAATATCAAGAAAATCATAACGATTATGATATTAAGGATAATACTATCGATTATAAAACCGGAAAAACATATATTCAAATGCAACAGGAAAATAATATATCGGAATTTAAACCAGCTACTTATCTACTTATTACAGGCGGTACCGATGATACAGGTGAAGATATACCCGAAATTAAACAAAAGATTATTAGAGATGTATTTAATAAAGCTGCTAATAAAAATGGTAAATATCTCAAGTTTATTTTAGGTACTAAAGTTATGAATGAAGGAATCACTTTAGAAAATATTAGAGAGATTCATATTCTTGATGTGCATTATACTTTAGGTAAAGTAGACCAAGTTATTGGAAGAGGTATCAGAATGTGTAAACATTTAGCAGTTATTAACGATGAAAATAGATTTCCGAAAGTAAATGTATATAGATATGCTGCATCTATTAAATCAGGTCTAAGTACAGATGAAGTTTTATACCAAAAAGCTGAATTAAAATATTTATTAGTAAAAAAAGTCGAAAGAAGTCTTAAGGAGACCGCACTTGATTGCCCCTTGCTACTTTATAATAATAAATTTCCAGAAGAAATACAAAAATATAAAGGATGTGTTAAACCCACATTAGATAATGTTAAAAAAGGTAAAAAAATATGTCCAGCTATTTGTGATTTTGAAGAATGCGATTATAAATGTGATGAAGCTAAATTAAATAAGAATTATTATGAAGTAGATGGTTATCGTTCTTTAGATAAGAAAGAGATTGATTATTCTACATTTAATAGTAAATTAGCAAGAGTAGAAATAACAAGTATTAAGAGTAATGTTAAAGATTTATTTAGATTTAACCACATTTATAACTATCAAGATATATATGACAAAATAGTTAAATCACTAACAGAACATCAAAAAGAATTATTTGATGAAAAATTTTTATATGAAGCACTATCTGAACTTATGCCAAAAACAGAGAATGATTTTAATAATTTTACTGATAATATTTTTGATAAATATAATAGACCAGGTTATTTAATTAAAAAAGATAAGTTCTATATTTTTCAACCATTTGACCAAAATGAAGATGTTCCATTATATTACCGAAGTAAATTAGATATTGAATATAAAAATCAAATACCACTAGAAAACTATGTTAGACAAAAATATGGTGAAATTAAAGATAAAGGAATTAAAGAAAATATGAGTGTTGATAAGAAAACCAAAAAAGATAAAGGATATAATTTTGAGAAAGTAATGGACTATTACATGGAAAGAGATGAATTTATGATTGTTGGTATAATTGATAAGAATTTAAATAAACTTGCAAGTGAAGATGATGACCTATTTAAGATAAGACCACCTAGAGCTAAAATATTAGAGAAAAAGAGAGGAACTGGTATTCCTACATTGAAAGGTGCTGTATGTAGTACTAGTAAAGCCAAAGGTCATTTGTTAAAATTATTAGGAAAACTACCTAATGTTAAACCTGAAGAAGTGGACAAGATAAAAAAAGAAACAAGAGAATTATTATGTAATTTTATCAAGGATAAATTATTATATTTAGAAAAATACTCTACAACTGCAAATAAAAATAAGGTTACATATGTTATGGTTCCATACGACCACCCAACCTTCCAATTTCCATTTAATTTAGAAGATAGATTAAAATATAAAATTTCAAGATTAAAAAAGATAATTAATAGAGAAATTGATTATAAAACAATAAAAGGAAACGATGGGATATTTTTAGAAGATAAAAAATTACCTTCTTATCAAATAGAGTTTTCAGATAATAAATATACACAAGCTTCCAAAAAAGAACTAAGCGAAGAAGGATTTATTTTACAAAAAAATAAGTGGATTCTTATAGTTGACTAACCACATTGTTCCAAATATATTGTTCCAAATTATTTTAAAAAAAGATTGTAAAGATTTTTTTAAAATATTAATAAATAAATTACATTGATTGTAATGAGCTATTATTTAAAAAGTTGATAACACCCTCTGGTAAGGCATTGAAAATTTCTGGTTCCATTTTAACTGCTAAATAAACAGCAATTGCGGTAATTACTGAGGAAGTTATTAGAACGTGTCTGTGAACCATGAAAGTTAATTTCATTTCAGTTAAAATTGAGTTTTTTGAATGTTTTGTTTTGCTTAAAAGGCATGGCACAATAGTAGCTAACACTATGTTAACTAATGCACCAACTAATGCTGTTGTTAAAGCACGATCCATTATATTATTCATTGAGAAAATTTTAAATTAAAAATTCTTAAACTAAAAAATTTTTAGTGAAAAACTGTTTGCAGATAAAACAAATGTAAGATAACTATTCCTGAATCATTCATTATATTGAATGGTTGATTTACATATAATTAAAATGTATTAGTGACTCAATTAATTGTTGTAATATTACTTAACTTCATAGTATTAATATCCTTATCTCTATTGTGTTGGTGATAAGTTAGCCAAAGTTTTTGATAGGTTGAAATGCGTATTTTGTTTTTACATTTTAAGAAATTTGTATATATATTTTTCTTAATTGGTTTTGGAAAAGAAATTTGACAATATGTGTAATTATATTTAATAGACAAGTTATAATATAAATCCAATATTTTAATATTAATATTACAATTATCAATAATTATCATTTCAACATTATTATTCATATGATTAATTAACAGTTTATAATTTTCTTGATATATATTTTTGTTATCTTTATAATTATAATTATAAATATCATTTTCGGTTCTAAGTAAATCATTTGATATTACTTTCGCGTCGGGATACTCCGTTAATATTTTACTACTAAAAGTTGTTTTTCCGCTACCAGGTAACCCTCTTAAGACTATCAAATGCATTAATATTATATTTTATTAAAAAAATTATTATTTTTCAATATTTATATGATTTAAAGAATTATGGTATATTGTCTTTTCTTGTTTTGAAAATTGATGTTTACTGAAATAAAAAATTTGCCGGAACTATTCAATAAAAATTGAATGAAATTATTTAAAGTTAATATATATATCAATATATAATGTCGTCAAAAGCTAATCAATATCAAAAGAAAACTCCACGTGAACATGTCTTACTTAGACCCGATACCTATATTGGAGATATAGAGGAGACTAAAGAAGAAATGTGGATTTCTAAAGATAATATAATTACAAAAAAATTAATTACATTTGTACCTGGGTTTCTTAAAACATTTGATGAATTACTAGTTAATGCTAGGGATGCAAGTGTTAATGATAAAACATGTAGTGCTCTAAAAATAGAATACAACAAAGAAGAAGGATATATATCTGTCTGGAATAACGGTGAAGATGGTATTCCTGTAGAAGAACATCCGGAACATAAAACATTAGTTCCATCAATGATATTTGGTGAATTATTAACAAGTTCTAATTATGATGATAGTAAGAAAAGAACAACTGGTGGTAGAAATGGGTATGGTGCTAAACTAGCTAATATATTTTCAAGTAAATTTGAAGTAGAGATAGGAGATTCAAAAAATAACAAAAAGTTTTACCAATCATGGGAAAACAATATGTCAGTCACAAATAAAGCAAAAGTAACTAAATATTCTTCAAAGACTAGTTATGTCAAAGTAACATATTATCCTGACTTTGAAAAATTAAATGTTAAAAAGGGTCTGGATGATGATCATTTTGCATTATTTCAAAGAAGATGTATGGATATTGCTGGAACTAACGGTATTAATAACTCGGATAATATAAAGGTATACTTTAATAACGAAAAAATTAATATAAATAATTTTAAAAAATATATTGAAGCATCATTTGAAGGAGAACCTATTTACCTTGATGATTCATCAGATAGATGGGAAGTCGGTGTTTTATATCGACCCGATGCAGGGAATGAAGCTATCTCATTTGCTAATGGTATTTCTACACATCGTGGCGGTACACATGTTAATCATGTAGTTGACCAAATTATAAAAAGTTTAACTAATGATTATATTAATAAAAAACATAAAGGAATCAAAGTTAGTAATTCATTGATTAAAGAAAGTTTAGTTTTTTACATTAGTTGTGTTATCGAAAATCCAAGTTTTAGTAGTCAAACTAAAGATACATTAACTAGTAAAGTAAGTAATTTTGGTTCTAGTTATAAACCAAATGTTAATATGATGAAAAAACTTGCTAAATCTGGTATTGTTGATAAAGTTATTAAATTAGCTGAATTCAAAGAATCTGCTGGTCTTAAGAAAACAGATGGAAAAAAACTAATTAAACTAAAGGGAATACCTAAACTAGATGATGCCAATAAAGCAGGTGGTAGAGATGCATCTAATTGTTCTCTTATCCTAACAGAAGGAGACTCTGCAAAAGCTTTTGCTATGGCAGGATTAGGTATTGTCGGCCGTGATAATTTTGGAGTCTTTCCTCTTAAGGGAAAACTATTAAATGTCAGAGAAGCATCAGTAAAAGTCATTGGTGCGAATGATGAGATTAATTATCTCAAACAAATTATTGGTCTGAAACAGAACATAGACTATACTGATGATAATAACTTTAGCCAATTAAGATATGGTCGAATTATTATCCTTACAGACCAAGATGTAGATGGTAGTCATATTAAAGGATTATTAATGAATTTTCTGCATGTTCTTTGGCCCGAGTTACTCAAACGTGAAGGATTTGTGACTTCTCTTGCAACACCAATTGTTAAACTTTTTAAAGGAAAAGAAGTAAAGACTTTTTATAATTTGACAGAATATCAAAATTTTATGGATGACCTGAAAGAAAGTAATAGTTTATCAGGTTGGAAAACGAAATATTATAAGGGACTTGGTACTTCTACTTCGACTGAAGCTAAAGAATACTTTCATGGTATCGAAGATAAACTAATTAAATATTTTTACAAATCTGCTATTAAAGGAATAGACAATTCTGATTTAGATGAAGAAGAAAATAAAGAAACCGATGAAAATAGCGAAGAAGAAAATAAAGAAACCGATGAAAATAGCGAAGAAGAAAATAAAGAAACCGATGAAAATAGCGAAGAAAAAGTTATTAAGAAAGATTTATTACTATCCGAAGATGATGATGCTATAACATTAGCATTTGATAAAAATAGAAGTGATGATAGAAAAACATGGTTACTAAATTATAATAAAAATAAGATTCTAACTTATGAACAGAAAGAGATTACTTACTCGGATTTTATTCATAAAGATATGATTCACTTTTCTAATGACGATACCTGTCGTTCTATACCTTCAATGATGGATGGGTTCAAACCATCTCAAAGAAAGATCTTCTATGGTGCTTCACTCCGAGGATTAGATAAATCAGAAGTGAAGGTAGCACAATTAGCTGGATTTGTTTCTGATAAAGCTGCTTATCATCACGGTGAAATGTCATTAACTGGTGCTATCGTTGGTATGGCACAAGATTTTGTAGGCGCGAATAACATTAACGTTCTTAAACCCAACGGACAATTTGGATGTGTAGCTCCAGATACTGAAATATTACTATGGAATTCTAAAATAGTTCAAGCTAAAGATGTTAAAGTAGGAGATAAATTAATTGGAGATGATGGATTACCGCGAATTGTTTCAAAAACGATTAAAGGGGTTGATACAATGTATAGAATTAAAAATGGAAGAATGAATGATTATATTGTAAATAGTAATCATATATTAACATGTCAATTATCTAGTCATAAATCTATTTATTGGAAAGACTCATCAAAGTCATGGAAAATGCTATACTATAATAGTATAAATAAAAAATTTGGTGAAAAAACAATTGGTACTAATTTAAAACCTGGTAATCATGTTAATAAATCTGTATTATCAAGAGAAGAAGCTTATGATAAGATAAAAGAATTTAGTAAAACAATCCAAGATGATCCAATATTTGATATCAATATTCAGGACTACCTAATATTACCAAAGTATATTAAAGATCATATTAAAGGTATTTTAAATTCAAATACTATTAAATGGAAAGAACAAAGAGTTAATATTGACCCATATATATTAGGTTCTTGGTTGGGTGATGGAATGAGTGATTGTCATGCATTTTCATCAATAGATTCAGAAATTATTAAAACATGGGCGTTATGGTTAGATAAGAATGGATGTGAAACAGTTCATTGTGAAAATTATAATAATCATGAAAGTTGTACATATTACATTAGAAGAAGAGGATCTGGTAAAGATGATAATGTTTTTCCTGTTGGAGATATTAAAAACTCGAGTAGAAATTGTAAAGGTTGTAATACCTCTAATATAAACACAGGAGCATGTGACTGGAATTTTAACAAGAATAATAATGAATATATATGTGAAGGAAAAAACATTAACAATAATAAGGCTATTAATTTGAATCCTTTCAAAGAACTAATGAAGGAAAATAATTTGTATAAAAACAAACATGTTCCTATCGAATATATTATAAATTCTGAAAATAATAGATTAGAACTACTTGCTGGTTTTATTGACACAGATGGATCACTTAAAAAGCAAAATGATACATTTGGTTATAGAATTTTTCAAAGTAACGAAAGAAAACATATTATAGAATCATTAAGAATAGTAGCAGGATCTTTGGGATTTAGATCAAAAGTATATAAAAGTAAAAATAACATGTTAGAATTAATTATTACTGGTTATGATTTAGATCGAATTCCAGTTAAAGTAGATAGAAAAAAAATTAATAATTATTCTCAAGAGGAATCATTAATTCGACAAAATCGAATGAATCCAATGATACATAATATTGATGTTATAAAAATAAATAATGGTGAATTT